AAGAAAAAAAGAATATAGCCATACAGGAACAGACGGATGCTCAGGTGGCGTTTGAAGCGGATATTACTCAGTCAGAGAAAGAGGCTAAGAGAAAAGCGGCTGAAGAGCAGTTGGCACGTAGAAGAGGAACACCGGGAAGACCTGTGTTTACATCTCTGTCTAACAAAGGAACGTTACTACAATGACAATATTATCAGTTGATCCTAAGGTAGAATTTCTACTAAGAATGTACGAAGCGATGAAAGCGGACAGGATGAACTGGGAAGCTTTGTGGCAGGAAGTAACAGACTTATTCTTGCCAAGAAAAGACGACGTATATAAATCTAATACTCCGGGTAGTGAGAAAGGCAAAATGCTGTATGACTCTACACCAGAGCATTCCAACGAGTTACTTGCATCAGCGTTACATAGTATGTTAACAAATCCTGCGTTGATTTGGTTTATGCTTACCTCCGGGTTAAAAGATGTAGACGTTCTTCCAGAAGTTAAGACATGGATGCAAGACGCAACACAGGTGCTGATCGACACCTTGAACGGTTCAAACTTTCAGGTACAGATACATGAAGTTTATCTTGACTTACCAAGTTTAGGAACAGCTCCTCTTTGCGTGGAGGAAGACGACGAGACAGACGTTAGATTTTTGTCTATTCCAATTTACTACTTGTATGTTCAGGAGAATAACAAGGGAATCGTAGACACGGTATTCAGAGAGTACAAGTGGACAGTGAAACAGATTATAGACGAGTTCGGTAAAGATGCTCTACCAGAGCGATTCAGAGAGACACACATAACCTCGAAAGAGAAGTTCAGTATATTACATTGTGTTCTACCAAGAACAGATATACTAACTAACAAAAGAATAAATAAGAAAAGCTTGAAACGCGCTAAGTGGGCGTCGTTCCACATACTAATGGAAACGAAGTCTATTTTGCGAGAGAGTGGATATAGGGAATTTAGGTATGCCATTCCTAGATGGAGTCTAATTTCGGGAGAGAGATTAGGAAGATCACCAGCTATGAAGTCACTCTGTGATGCACGTATGCTGCAATCAGTGATGAAGACAACTATAAGAGGAGCGCAGAAAGTTGTAGATCCTCCAGTACAAATAGCAGATGATGGACAGTATCGACCGTTTAGATCAACCCCTGGCGCAGTTAACTACGTCAGACAAGGTTCGGACGGGATAAGACCTATATTGACAGGAGCGCGTCCGGATATAGGAGAGGATTTCATGGAAGGGATCCGTAATCGCATCCGTCAAGCGTTCTATATTGACCAACTACAGTTATCGGAAGGACCCCAGATGACAGCGACAGAGGTACGTCAGCGTACTGAAGAGAAGCTGCGTTTGTTAGGCCCTATTTTGGGTCGACTTCACAACGAGTTACTCAAGCCGATAATTGATATAACGTTTTCTATTCTAGATAGGAAGGGTAAGCTACCACCAATGCCGGCGGCACTTACAGCGCGCGCAGGTAAAGAGATGAAGATAACTTATCTTTCTGCAATTGCTAGAGTACAGAGAACAGCAGAGAGTCAGAACTTATTGCTTGCACTTAGTGACATAGCTCCTTTGGTAGAGTACAATCCAAAAGTGTTAGACAACATAGATGCAGACAAAGCTTTGTTGCATGCGATGGACTTAAGAGGAGTTCCACAGGGAGTAATTAGGAAGCCTTCTGATGTTGAAGACATGAGGCAAGCTGATGCGCAAGCACAGCAGGAAGACCTGCAGCAGGAGCAGCAGAACAATGAAGTAGATAACATGAGTAAGTTAGGGCAACTAAAATAAAGAGGACTAAAAGATGGAACACGAACAAGAAGATCTGAGATCAGATGATCAGAAACAAATTGACTTAGCACACAACTATAAATTAGTATTTACTTCGCAAGCAGGGCAGGTTGTCTTGAATGATCTTATACGAAGAGCGGGTATATTTAATTCATCTGCGTCTACTGATGGGATGAGGTTAGCATACAATGAGGGACACAAAGCTACTGTTTTGGATATACTCAATAAAGTAGATTCTGATGTGAACGCTATGAGGCAACAAATGATTAAAGCTTATGATAACGAAGAACTATAAGGAGATTTTATGAACGAACAAACGAACACACTAATGGACGCAACGCCGGAAGCAGCGCCAGCAGCACCTGTAGCCGACCAACAAGTAGCACCTGTAGAAGGTGAGGGACTGATTGCACCCGCAAGCGAAGAACTTAGCTTACCAGATTTCTTGAAAGACGCGGGACTAGATGAAGCCACTTCTGCTGAGAAGTCGCTACTAAATTTTAAGACTGTTGGTGATATGGCCAAATCTTATGTGAGTGCTAAGAAGTTTATCGGCGCTGACAAAATTAAGATACCTACTGAAGGCTCGGAAGATGCTGAGTGGAGTGAAGTGTTTCAGAAGTTAGGACTTCCGGAAACAGCTGCTAAGTATGAATTAAAGTTGGACGAGAAGTCGCATTTAGACGAAGGTTTTATTACTGCCTATAAAGAGATGGCACATAAGAACGGCGTCCTTCCTAAGCAAGCGCAGTCTACGGTAGACTTTTGGAACGAGAAGATAACTGAGACTATGAAGGGTGTGGAGCTAGAAAATAAAGCTACATTAGATACTCAGAGTGGACTACTCAAGGAAATGTGGGGAGAAGCTTTCGGTCATAATATGGAGAAAGCTAATTATGCTATCAAAGAAATTGGTGGCGACGATATGAAAGAACATCTAACTGGCACGGGAATTTTGGGAGATGCACGAACACTAGATTTTCTCTCTAAAGTTGGTCTTGCGCTATCGGGAGACAACATGCCAGGAATCAAGGAAAATGTTGGTGGAGCTATGACTCCGGAGCAAGCTACGATTAGGATGGATGCTATTAGAGATGAGATGATCAACTTGAAGGACTCCAGTTCTCCTAAGTATTTGAATCTACGTAAAGAGCAAGAGCGTGTTGCTAAATACGCTTATGTTGATCAGATGGGTATAGCTCCTGACGATGGTGCGTAGAAAGTGCTTGACTTCTTTCTGCAATAAGTTATTCTTAATATACGTACCTTTGGGATTATCTATTAGACCCCGTAAAAGTAAGGTGTTAGGAGTGCCTGAAAAGATTACTCTCCGACAAAATTGTAACTATTATTAATTACTTTTCCGTTGGAGGGAAACATGACTGGTATAATTGAAGAGTGGAGAGTCCGCGAATATGAAAAAAATGTTTATCATTTAGCACAACAAAAAAATATGAGAATGGCTGGGCACGCTATATGGGGCACACAGCATTCGAAAATAAAATCATACGACAGAATCGGAACTGCTGAATGGCAAGAACGAGTTGGCCGTTATGGTGATACACCTAATCTTGAAGTAGATCACTCAAGAAGAAATGTAATCATGAAAGATTATGAATGGGGAAAGCAGATTGACGATACAGACCTACTAAGAACTCTTAATGACCCTACAAATGCATATACTATTGCAGCTGCTAGAGGCGCAAAAAGAAAAATGGATAAGGTTTTTAGAGATGCTGCTCTTGGAACAGCTCTAACTGGTGAAGATGCTGACGGATCACAAGCTCTTCCTACTGACCAGCATATTGCTGCTGTAAGTGGTGGAGCTCTTTCCAGTATTAACATTGAAACTTTGAGACACGCTTCTTATAAGTTGAATGTAAAAGAAGTTGATGAAGAAGAAATTCGTTATCTTGCTATAAATTCATGGCAACTAAGAAAAATGCTTTCAGAAACAGAAATGATCAATAAAGACTATGCAACAATTCAAGCACTTGTTGACGGCAAGATTGACACTTTTATGGGCTTTAAGTTTATCAGAACTGAACTTCTTGATCTTGAAACGTCTGCTACTAAGTATAATCTTACTACTGGTGAGTATGATACTGGTGGAACTTCTGCTATCAACGGAACACGTTGTTTTGCATGGGTAGAGTCTGGAATAAGAATGTCAATTGGTAAAGGTGTGACTACTGATGTTGCTAAAAGAAAAGACAAAAGAAATATTCCTCAAATTTATAATACAATGACTCTTGGAGCTGTTAGACTTGAAGACATCAAAGTATTAGAAATCAACGCTAAAGCGTCATAAGGAGGCTTTGAATGACCGAACTATATTCTGTTAATTATAATAAAGCTTATGTTACTGCTAATGGTATCGTCCCTAGAGGCGATCATGGTGGTAGAGTTAAGTTTATGTACGACGAGTACACACTTCCAGCAGTAGTACTTGCTGAAAATGACGAAATCCTTTTAGGAAAATTACCACCTTTCGCAAGAGTTGTTGAAGCTGAAATCAGCTGTGCTTCTCTTGGAACTACAGGTAAACTTTCTATGGGTCATAAAGCATCAATTCAATTTGACGCTGATGATACAGTTATCACTGAAGATGCTGACGCATTTGTTGATGAAGCTGATGCTGGTGGACAAGCTGTTACAGAAATGATGACAGCTAACGCTAACCTTGCCGGAAACTTACTACAGTTTGGTAATCAGGAAACGCAGGTATTCGCTAAGTGTACGGAGAGTTCTACCAATACAGACGTTAAAATTAAGTTTGGTATCTGGTATATCGTAGATTAGTAGACAAATCCTCCCCTTATGTTATCATAGGGGGAGTTTCATTCTAAAATAAAGAGGTGCCTATGAGTGTTAGTGTAGTAGATATTTGTAATTCTGCATTATATAAAATAGGTGCTTCCCGTATTTCTGCTTTAACAGAGCAGAACAAAGTCGCTAGAATTTGTAACGACATTTATTCCAAAATAAGAGATGAGGTCTTACGAGCTCACCCCTGGAATTTTGCTATAAAAAGAATACAGCTTGCACGAGAAACTGATACGCCTACCTTCGGGTTTGACTATCAGTACGCACTACCTTCCGATTGTTTACGAGTCTTAGGACTCTCTTCGGATTCCAGCATGGGGACACTTAACTTAGAATTTAAAATAGAAGGCAAGAGTCTGATTACTAATGTAGACCAAGCCTATATTAGATATATATTTAGAGAGACAAACACTACAAATTATGATCCGAATTTTATAGAAGGATTAGCGTTTAGGTTAGCACAAGAGTTGGCCTATCCTGTAGTTCAGTCTAGTGATCTAACACAGAGACTAGAAAAGAATTATAGAGACTGGATACAAGATGCTCGATCATTCGATGGACAGGAAGGATCACCGCAAAGACAAATAGAAGATACTTTTTTAGATGCTCGACAGGGCGTCTACGACGAACATAGCTGGAGAGAAACGCATTGACGAAATTTAATCATCTCCAGAATAGTTTTTCTTCTGGAGAGTTATCACCGAAGCTAAAGGGTAGAATAGATGTTAAAGAGTATTTTAACGGCTGTGAGAAGTTAGAGAACTTTTTAGTTCTTCCTGCAGGTGGCGCTACAAGGCGTCCGGGTACTCGCTATATTTTTACTCAAGGCGGATCAGCTCCACAGAGAATAATACCCTTTAAATATTCTAAGACAGAATCTTATATTGTTATATTATATATGTCGTCAGGAATACCAGCTTTATCTATCTCGGAGATAGATGGAACGGGCATTATAGGTTCCTTAGTTTTTACAACTTCATTTATGTCCGCGGCTCAAAAGGAAGACCTGTATGGTTGGAATTATGCACAGTCAGGGGATGCTCTTTTCTTAACACATAGAAGTGGTAAAGCCGCTCCGCATGTCCTTAAGAGAAGTTCCCCCACTTCGTTTAGTTTAGGAACATATACAAATGCATTTTATGATTCAGCACTCAAGAAAGCATTAGCGCAACCATTTAAAGATTTGAATGCGTCAGCGACTACTATGCTGCCTAATGCTGGCGGAACAACACTAACTTCTTCGGTAGACTTTTTTACTACTGGACATGTTGGTGCATATTTCAGGTATTTGCAAGCGACAGGTGTAGGTGCTGAAGCGATCTATTTAGTCACGGCTTACACGTCTGCAACAGAGGTAGATGTCACAGAACTAATAGCTCCTACTGCTAGAGATGCTTCTGTCTATTGGCACGAAAGCGCTTTTAGTGGTGAAGCGGGTTTTCCTAGAACTGTGTTTATTTTTGAACAGCGTATAGTTTTTGGTGGGACAATCAGCCAGCCAGACACACTATTTTTTGGAAAAACGGGTAACTACTGGCAGATGATGCAGAATAGATTGCTACAGGATGCCACTACAGACGTTTCTAAACTAGGATTCTTCGGTGCGGAACTAACAACAGATCCTTTCTTTGCTGGTATAGCTAGTGAAGAAGTGGATGAGATAACATGGATAGGTGGCTTTAGAGATTTACTTGTAGGAACTCTTGGCGGAGAACGTACAGTAACTTCTGATACTTTTCTATCTTCATCGGATATACGAATAAGACGTCAGACTGCACATGGCGGTAAGAATGTCAAGCCAGTACAGATAGATAATATAGCTTATTTTGTCTCTGTAGATGGTAAGAAACTCCGTAGTTTCAAGTATAACGACGCGAATGGGTCATTTACTTCTGCGGATATATCACTCTTAAATGACACTTTTCTACACCATAATGTCACATCTGATTTTTTTGATGTTGAAATAAGTGAGATAATATATCAGAGATCTAATAGTATACTGTGGGTACGTTCTACTGCTGGAGAATTAATAGGTTTAACCGTTGATTCAGCTGGCGAAGTTAAAGCGTGGCACAAGCATACGATAGGTGGAACAGACGTTAATATTCTAGGACTGGCTTCTATAAGTAGGGAGGACACAGGGTATGAAGACTTGTATCTACTTGTAAGTAGGACTATAAATGGATCAACAGCTGTATATGTGGAGAAAATAGGTCCTTCTTTTGAAGAAAGTTCCCTATCAGCTCTTTCTGAATCAGATGATTCTAGACCGATATACTCTGATTGTGCTGTAATAGTGCGTAGTGCAACGGTTGTTCTCACCACAGAGGATGAGGACGTGATAACCACAGAAGATGGTGATATAATAATCTTGGAGTGATTATGAAAAATATTTTAATAGTAATACTATTCTTGTTTTCTTTTAATGTTTACACACAAACATACAAGAAAGTATCAGATTTAACTGAGTTAAATTATCTAGCTATAGATGACACAGATCTTCTTATGGTGGTAGATACTTCTTCTGTTTCTGAAACTAAGAAGTTAACTTTTGCTGGTTTGAATAATAAGTACTATAGTGCGGATTATGACAGTGTCGGTGGGGCTGTTTTTTACACCGACCTAACTGTTAGTGCTTCTAACAATAGTGTTCTATACTCAACGACTATAACAGCGACTAATGTAACAATCAATACAGCGTTGCTTTCGGAATTAATAAATACACCAACTATAAATTCAAGTGCTAGTAATACAGATCTACTTACAGCGGAAGAAATCGTATCTACTGCAACGGCGTATTTAAAGTCTAGTTTGATATTAGTCAGTCCAGACGCGTCTTGTAGTTTATGCACTGTAGATAATAGTGACACACTTGCTTGTGCAAGCGTCGCTTGCCCATAGGATAAGGTATGGCAATTGGAACATATTTCAGGGGTTTAGAGCATTTGGTAGGTGAGACCGTCAAAGTGCTTGCCGATGGTATTGTTCATGCGGACGTTGCTGTTGATGAAGATGGCGGAATAACCCTAACTAGGGAAGCACGAGAAGTCATAGTAGGACTAAAGCAAACACCTATTCTCCAGCCGATGCCTATAGAAGCGGGTGGAGAAGATGGCGCAGCTAAGGGTGAGATAAAACGAATACACTATGTTCAGTTTGAACTATATAAAACAGGAAAATGTCAAGCGGGAATTGACGCTAATTCAGTGGATGATTTATCGCTTGAAGATACGCTCTACACAGGGTCTAAGAGATTTCCTTTTTCTGCATCACCAGCTGAGCAGGGAATTGTCTATGTTACTTCTGATGATCCTTTGCCGTTGACTGTACTATCGATGACAATGAAGGGAGTAGATTATGCGCAGTAAGGAGGCATTATGGCAGGAGCAGGTTTAGCAGTAATGGCTGCAGGTAAAGCGGTACAAGGCTACATGCAGATGCAGAGTCTTTTTGACCAAGCGGATAGTTTAGTTCAATCCGGTGTTAGTGATTTATTTCAGAACGCGGAGATAAGAAGAAGAGCGGACATAAACGCTAAAGTGTATGGCAGGGAATCGCAACGTTTACTTGCTAATCAACAAGGCGCCTTTGCTGGAGCCGGTGTCGATGTTACGTCTGGAGCTCCTTTAGATGTTATGACGGATACTATGAATATAATGGTCGAAAAAATGAACCAAATGGAACGGGAAACATCTTATACTATGATGATTAAAGAGATGGAAGCGGAGTCTAAATTTAGACAGGGATTTAAAATAGCACAATCGGCACCACTCGCCTTAATTGCTGGTGGCTCCTCTGTTGCTGGGTCTGCCATTAAAAATGGTGGCGGTGGAAGTAAGAGTAGTGGTGGTGGAATATCAGCATCGCAACTCCAAGTTCTACCTGCATCTACAAGAACGTATAGAGGGAATTATGCCTAAGATACCGGGAATACAAGAGAGTCAAATATCTAATCGAGTAGAGAAAGCCGATCTTGTTGCTACAAACAATCCTGCGTATCAGTTTATGTCTAATATGGGTGGAGAAGTAGCTAAGTTTGGTTCGGAGATGAGAAGAAAAGAACTAAACGCCGAAGCTAGTGCATTCCAACAAGAAGGACTTAGAGAGGGTCTAAGGTTAGATAAAGACCTATTAGAACTACAGAATGAGCACCGTACTGGTGCGGGTTTTTCTGATGCTGCTAAAGAAGTCATACGTAAAAGACAAGAAGTTGTAATGGCGAAAGCTCCTAGAGGACAAGCTGGAGATAAAGCGAAAGCTAATTTGCAGGGACAGTTTTTTAATAGAGAACGTACCGCTGGAATGACTGAGATAGCTATGAAATCCTCTTTCAGAACTAGTGAGATGAAAGCGGACGCCAATAACGATCCCATCAGACTACGTAAAGCTGGTGGCGGATATGACAAGATGTTGGAGTTTTCTGATGCGTGGAATGTGCGTATAGCGGAAGCTAAAATGGATGCGGGTCCTAAAGAAGATACCCGACTAGATGCCCTTGGTAGTGCGGCTAAAAGCTCCCTTATAGAATCCGGTTTAGATGACCTTATAGACAATGGAAATTTAAAAGATTTCCATCAGATAATGGAAGGCGAGATGGAAGGCAGTGACCGTCTACTTGCTAACCTGAGTAACTCTAAACGCAGACGACTACTTACCAAAGCTAAATCTAAAAAGAAAGATACTCTACTTAATTTTGATTTAGGAACATTTCAAGAAATAAAATTAGCTGGAATAGGCCTAGAAGCGGGTACACTTAAGACGGACTCTCCGGCTGTAGATGGTCTAAGAGCTAGAGCAGCTGCTACTGTTGATCCGAAGAAGAGAGTTCTAGCAATTAAAGAGATTGAACAAGTTGTAGCTACTGCTACTTTCAAAGAAGACTATGCAGCGGCAGAAACTCCTGAAGAGAGAAAAGTAGTGCGGGATAAATACGCTAACGATCTTTCTGCCGTACATGGCGAATCAGAAATTGCTAAGTCAGCAGTCAGCGCTATTGCAACTAATATGGCAACTAAAGAAGAGACTGTTAGGTACAGAACTCCTGTAGAATATGAAGCTAAGAGAAATCCACAGCTTAAGAAGACCATGATGTTAGCTGTAAATAGTGGTTTCGAATATGATGATTTCAGAATAACTAGACAACGTATATATGACAAACATGATACACCTAAACAGTTACAGACGATAATGTCTCCTACACAGAATAAGTATGTTAAGAATAGAATCGATGCAGCTGTTGCTACTGGTAATTCGGGGATAATATCGGCGGAATTAGGTAGGATAACGGAAATATTTGGAGATGACACTTACAGTGCGTTAAAAGAAATAGGCAGAGCAGACTTAGCACTAATTACCTCTTTGCCAGAGTCTAAGCAATTGAAAGGTGCAGAGTATATCAAAGATAAAAAGGGGATATCAGATTCGTTTCTCGCTAAGGCATCAGCTGAAGGCGATAAAAAGATTAAATTAAATGGGGCGTTTAATAAAGCATTTGAGAAGAATCCTTTAGTATGGGCGATGAAACGTCAAGATTATGAGGGGAAAATACAGGCAACAATAGGACAAGAGTCTGCGGGTAGAAAAAATATTGAACTTATAAGAGCATTAGGAGAGACAGCATTTCAGGATGCTTACTCCAAATCGGGTGATAGAGCTGCGTCCGTTCAAAAAGCGATGGACTTCATTAACGATAAAAACGATCCTACATTCAATACGTTAAGTTCTAGAACAATGAATGTTTATTTCCCTAAAGATGTTAAGATAGACAGGGACGCGATAGATAAGCTAGACGTTAATGAAGATATAGATTTCGTCGGGGAGTTAGACCTTTTTACAAACGGTCTTCCTAAAGATATGGTTAATAGGGACGCCAACGAAAGGCGTCTATGGTTAACTGGTCCCGACAATAAGTCATTTCAATTATATTTAAAAACTGGTGATACATACTTACCAGCGAAAACTAGTAAGGGACGATCCGTCCTTATACCTGCAGACCAAGTAAAATCGGATAGTCCATTTATAGCGCAGATGGCGCCGAGGGGTAATCCGGTTTTTTCTGCAACTAAAGATTTCTGGGCACCGGGACTATAGGGAAAAATATGGCATTAGCTGAAGGATATCAAGATCCTAAATTCTTAGAACAACATGGAGCTATACCACAGCTTTCTATAGGTGATACATTTGATACTTCATTTGATTTAATCAACCCAGATACTCCTGTTCAATCTATTGGTAGATTCATGATAGCTGACGATCTAACTGAGCGGTCAACTCATAGTCTATCTCCGGAAGAAGCACTTAAACAATACAATATAGAGACAAAAGAGCCAATTCCCAACTTATATGCGCAATATATTTTTGATAGAAAAGAAGAGCAAGAAACTCTTAGAACTAGATTAGCGAGTAGACCGGAGGGATTCTTCGGCGCAGCTGCAGAACTTCTCGGGGGTTTCGCCGGCAGGGCAGACCCGATAGATGTTGCAGTAGGTTTCGCTATGGCGGCGGGTGTAGGTCAACTTATAGGTAAAGGAGCTTCTGTAGCGCTTACGGCGGCACAGAAGATAGGCGCTTTATTTGCAGGTAACTTAGTAGAGAACGCTGCCTCTGAAACAATAGTATACGCCGCTAATCAGAAAGAACACATGGACTATACAGTTGGTCAGGCGGCTCTAAATGCTGGGCTAGCGTCGGTTATTAGCACAGGTATAGGATCAATAGGAGTTTTACTTGCAAGTAGAGGTGCTGCTCGTATGTCTAAGCTCGGGGTTAACAGTGTAAAGCAGACACTAGCATTCGGTGAAGAGCTAGTGGAGAATAACAAGAGTATGAAGTCACTGACTAAGGTCTTAGATTGGTTTGAAGAAGATACGAACTTTGATGCACGTAATGTAGTTGACGGCTTATATAGCGCCTTAGGAGCTAAGAAGGCTAATCACATATTAGAGGGTGCGGAAGATATTCTAACAGTCAGGAAGAATATAGAGACTGGATTAGAAACCGGTTTATTGAAAGAAAAAGACATGCTTACAGTACGGGATGTTTTCGCTAATTCAGACGTTAACACGAAGTATTTAGCCTCTGACCAAGACACTATAGCTCTGAGTAAGAAGCAGACTGATGAATTAGGGGCGGATATGGCCGACCCCAATAACGACGTTGACATTATTAGAAATAGAAAAATATTAGAAGAGACTGGCGCGGATCAACCTATAGATATAGCTAAGTCCGAAGCGGACTTACAGGTAAGAGCGGAGGGTGCTTTTGCAGAATTTGAGACACAGCTGAAGGGTTTATCTCCAGAAGAAGCGGCACCACATATAAAACAACTTAAACAGATGGATGAAGTGTCTAGAATGACAGATGCAAGCGTAGCTTATAAACTGTGCGCTACAGGAAGTTAGATGGGAATAAATGCTAAATGTATACAGGCTGTTCTAAAGAAATTTGGTCTTAACGATGCGAAAGGGAAGAGTAATATGGAGCAGATAGCTGCTCAGATAGAAGATATGCGTGCGGACTACGGTGAAGACTTTGAAGATTTCTTTGACCAGTTGGTTAAGGATAAGAGGAATAACCTGAATGTTTTTCGTATGGCCAAGATTGAGGGTGATAAGTCTTATATTAATATGATGAAAGATTTAGAACAGTGGTCGGACGCAGAGAAGCACAAAGGTATAGAGGCTTTTTTTGAAACTACAAGTAAAGATGTCAGTGTAAGTACTAATTTATATAGAAAGGTTGGCGCAGTTAAACAGAAGTATTTAGCTGTACTAGAGACTACGGTATTTGATGAGCTAGGGCAGAATAAGGCAATGGCACAAGATACTATGGATGGATTCGCTAATGGTGATTTCGATGAGTTTATCGCCTCTATTAAATCTGTAGATGATCTAAAGAAAGCACCTACACCACAACATAGAGCGGCTGCTGTAGCTTTTCGTAAATTTTACGACACTGTTTTAGACGACAAAATAAAAGCAGGTTATCCCGTATCGCGTATGCTTAACTATATGGGAAGACAAGATCAGTCGGCAATAGCGCTATCTAATATTGTTAAGAGAGCTAAGGTAGATTTAAGTTTTTCTGAAAAACTAATTGTAGGGACAGGTAAAGCTATAAAGAAAGTAACAGGTAAAAAAATAGCTATGTTTGATGTGCTAGAAGCCAATCAGGCAGCGTCCAAAGCTGTTTGGAAAAAGTTCATGTATGACAATCTAGATCATACTATGACTGGTATCCCTAAAAATGTAGCGGACGCAGATAACTGGTTAGACGTTACATGGGAACGCATGCTTAACAGGTCTAATAATCCAACATCTTCATTTGACCCCGACATGGACGCAGTGGTGCAGAATTACTCTGCTAGGGGAGTTACAGCTTCTAAGAAGTTATTTTTTAAAGATGGAGCGGCACAACTAAAATATAGAAAGATGTTAGGACAGGGAAACTTATTCGAAACAGTCATGTCAGACATACGTAGAGATTCAACGAAAGTAGGAGCTGCTATGAGTATGAGCGCAGACTACGATCTAACGTTTAAGAGAGTAATATCTGATACTGCGGAAACTATAAAAGACCCTAAACTAAAATCTGAGTTTTCTAAGAAAATCAAGATGGCGGAGAGGATGTATAAGTACTCTTTAGGTAGAGGACTAGATAAACCGGAATTAAATCTATGGGCGAAAGCTGGTCTTATGGCCAGAGCTACTACAGACATGGCAAAGTTACAGCTGGCTTTTCTTACGACACAAACTGACTGGGGCTTTGCTGCTGGTAACTTAAGCGCAAGAACAGGTAAAAATATATTTGGCGCTGCCACTGATGTTATGGGTGACTTCTTCAGGACAGTTAAGCCTTTAAATAAAGGGCGTGGTAGGCTGATCGCTCTACGAATGAACTCATTCTTAGAGGACTCAATTAGGGCTAATCTAGTTCAAATGCACGAAGTACCTACTGGTACAGGACTTCTCCAGTCAATACACCGAGGGGCAATGAAGATGACCTTATTGCCATGGCAATCTAAAATGTTTAGGCAAGGATCAGCTAAAACGTGGTCTAAAGTGCTTGCTGGTGCGGCGGACACCCCGTTTAAAGATTTAGATAGTATAGGCATTAATATGAAGAAATTCGGAATAGGGGAGACTGAATGGAACCTATTACGTAAACATGCTTTTGAGGAGTTAGAAGAGACAGAGGGGAGTTTTTCCGCTCTATTAACTCCTGAGAAATTACGAGAGACTCCTATAGACGTATTCGCTAAAGCCATTAAAGATGGAAAATTGGATATAACCCCTGAGAAATTACAGGAAAATTTAGCGCTTAATCTGCAGTCAATGCTAGCTGATACTTCCGAGTTATTTTCTCCTACCCCTGGAGCAAGACATAACGCATGGCGGGTAGACATGGATCCTAACTCAATTTCAGGCCAAATTAATTTATATGTTCGGCAGTACAAGTCGTTCACTTTCTCCATACCTAAAACCATTAAAGATATACACGCTCATGGTGGCAAAAGAGCGGTAGCTAAAACTTTCGTCGCTACGACAATGCTGGGATACTCCGCATTACAGATGAAACATTACGCGAAACATGGGGAATTTATGAAGACTCCTACTTCTCCAGAAGAATTTGCTAAGTTGTGGGCACGCGCAGCAGCGCAAGGCGGAGCAGGAGCCTTCTATGCTGACGTTCTGTTACGTGACGCAGGTGCCTATTACGGTTCACTAGGTCAGCAGGTAATTGGTCCCGCACTGACGGGAGTACTCAACGACGGACTTAAGGCACTCCAGACGGTAGAAGATGCCGGTCTTTCTGCAGTACAGGGTGATTTCGAAGGCGCATACGATACGCTTAAAGGTAATGAGGATAAGGGGAATCCGATGCTGAACTTTGTTCAGAAGAATGCTCCGGGAATAGCGCTGACTAAAGGAATAATTGATAAGTATATATTTGACGAGATTCAAGATATACTAAATCCGGGTTTCGCCGATAATAAAAGAGACAAGCACGAAAAAAGGATGGGGAGATAGTATGACAGTATCCAACATTATAGTAAGCAAAGACTACACAGTAGCGGGTGGTAATGACACTTACGCTATCCCGTTCGACTTTACGTCAATTGACGTAATCAAGGTATATGTGGATTCAGTTCTACAGACATATCTTACGGCCTATACACTTATAAACTACACAACAGATGATAGAGACAACTATCTACCAACGAGCATACAGTTCGTAGCGGCTTCACAACCAGCAGATGCTTCAACGGTTACGCTCAGTAGAGAGTCTACAATTATACAGGAAGAGGACTTTGAGGACGGCGATCCTGTCCCACAGGTTCTTTTCGAGACAGGTCTAGACAAGCTGACGCTAAGGGTTCAGGAAGTATCCAACGACCAAGACCGTGCGATATCTCTGCCAGTAGGCAGCGACGCTTCTACAGTGTTTCCAGTTCCAGGAGCGGATGAGTTCCTCAAGTGGAATGCGGCAGGCGATGCTCTAGAGACAGAAGCGATAGACACAGCTACGATAGCAGCTGATGTCCTCACAAACGCGGCAGACATCACCACTCTTGAAAATAGGGTAACTGTCAACGAGTCGGATATCTCTACGTTAGAGACGGATCTGGACACCGCAGAAGCGGACATTCTAGTAAACGCTGGGCTTATCTCAGGGAATACGACCAATATAGGTACAAATACAGCGGATATCGCTACAAATATTGCAGCGATAGCTGCTCTAGCTTCTAGGGTTTCGGCTTTAGAGTTAGTTGAGGGTGTTAGAGACGAGCAGACTATCCTGAACAATCAGGGAGTTGGAGTAAATCTAACGGATATGACCTTTGATGGGGACACATACGACTATGTCCTAGTGGACTACATCATAAACAGAGCTACTGATTCCAACTACTTATCAGAAGTGGGAACACTTCACCTAGTTATGCGCAAGAATGACGTCTGGACTTTCGAGAACGGACTGCAACTTGTGGACATTGCTGGAATAACGTTTACAATAGCAACAGGGGCGGGCAAAGTGTGTCAGCTTTCTTATGTGAGTACAGATGTTTTGGGCACTAGTTATGCCGGTAAGATGAGATATACAATTAAAAAGTTTGAGGTATAGTATGCGACACATGATTATTATTCTATTTCTTCTTCTTCTTCTAGCTGTTGGACAAGCGTTCGGAGCTAAGTACCTCGACAACCTACAAATAAAAGACGTAGTTATTTCTGCAACACCCGAAGACGGTTACGCCCGTTACGGCGTGCAGTCGGACAGAGCTATTTTTACCGATGACGCTAACGTTGACTACGACCTTCTACTGGGGGGAGCTTCCTCTATAGGGGACTTACTTGACGTAAATATAACAGGAGTAGCGACATCTGAGATACTTGTCTGGGATGGACTAACTTTTGTAGCTTCACCTAATGCGGCAGGAACAGCGCCAGAAGATATTGCTTATGACGCTACTTCATGGGATGGTAACCTTAACGCTACTTCTAAGAATGCAATAAGAGACAAGTTCGTCCTTAACGACGCCACAACTGCTACCAATACAGCAAGTACTTTAGAAAATACAAATAATATTGTAACCTTAACTGCAAGCGCAGATAATCATGACACACAAATTACTGATATTAATTCTTCTCTGTCAAATTATGCCTTACTAAATTCAGGGCCTACATTTACAGGAAGTGTGACAGGAACTTTTATACTTGGAGACGGAAGTCTTTTGACCAATCTTCCTTCCGGTTTT